TTGGCGAGTAATTTGCTCTTGCCCAGATTCAGTATCTGGATCTAAGTCTGCTACTTCTTCCACTTCAGCTAAGGCTCTGAACATTCCTTTAAGGTCTGTTCCCCCATTAGCTACATATGCAGCTGCGCTTTTAAGCTTGTCGGGTAGAGAATCAAAGAATTTAACCGGAACCTCTTTTTGAAGTCTTTCTTCTTTGGCTTGTTCATTAGCCTCGAATAGTTCTTCATAATCGGCTAGAGTGTATTTCTCTAAAGGTTTATCATCGTCGAAAGGAATAAGCTTCTTCTGTTCAATAAGCTTTTTAGTCAGCTCATAAAGACCATCTTTATCTAATTTCTTACGACCGGCTTTTTTCTCTTCATCGTCTTGATCATCAGGTGCTCCTCCAGTATTAATGATAGAATTAATATCATCATCAATATTTTCAGCGGTTTTTGACGATCCGTCTTCATTAAGAGTACCAAGCTTGATACCTTCTTCTTTTGCCTTTGCTGCTTTTTCATCAGCTAGCTTTTTTTCAGCATCAATCTCTTCTTGAGATTTACCGCTTGTTTTTGTGATAGGCTTGTCAAGGAACGATAGATCTGTTACTTTTCTTTGAAAGATACTTGGTTTTTTATCACCTTCTCCTTCATCAGTAGCTGCAGTCATTATACTGTCTGCTCCTGGTTGCGCTAGTAGTGCCGTGATATCATCTGCGGTCTCTACTATCGTTGTTTTTTCTTCTGCCATATGGTTGGTTTATGTTGGTTTAATCTTACTGGCTTATTATAATATAGCAAAAATATACAAATAAACTTTATAAATTTACTATACCGCTCAGAAATATTAAGATTTCTTGCATTATAGCACTATCTGTTTACTTCTTCTTTTTGGTATCAGAGCTCTTCTTATCAAATTTATTCTTATTTTCCTTTGCGATTTGAACATCCATCTCCTTCATTTGAAGCTGAGTCTGCATCTTTTCTCTTTCTATCTGATTCTTAGCTTGATCCTGTTGTTCTTTACTACCTTCTTTTTTGTTCTGCAGGTCCATGTTTTGCTTGAATTCTTCAGATCCTTTTATGGTATCCATGATATCGATAAAATCACTCTGGTTATTCTTATTAAGATCAACTGCACCAGCCATTCCGGCGGCACGAATCTCAGCCACAAGAATATCTCTACGGCGATTTAATTCATCCTTAGTGTCCTCATGATCAAGCTGCATTTGTTTTTCTTTGATACGAGCTTCAATCTCCATTTGCTTCATCTTTTCTGCATTCTGACCTTCTTCTTGACGGGCTTGAATCTGCTTCTTCTCAGAAGCTTTAAGTACGTGATTAAGCTCAGCAAGCGAATCAGACTGCATAATGTTACCTAAGTCATAGATACTAGCGCCTGTAGTGTTATTGTTGATTACAAGTTGTTTCATCTGCTCTACTACAGCTCTATGGTTGGCCTTAGTTGTACAGAAGATATTTAAGTCTCGAAGTAGCAAATCCGTACCGTTGATCTCAAAATTAACCTTCTCATCATTTGTAGTAATATACTGCAAACGTAACGAAGGTTTTGTTGAGTTATAATACTGGGCTAAGTCAGTACGCATCTGATGTACGCGAGGCATCAAGTAATCTGAGTGTTGAATAAAGTACATTTCAGTTTGGGCATAAGATCCTGCTACTGCTTGTTCTACTCCAGTAGCAGTATCCGTTTGACCAATTTGTTGACCCAAACGCTGAGGACTAATCCCTACTACTTCAAAACATTGTTGCTTAAAGTAATTAGCTAATTGAACTCTAGACATCATACGATTAGTTTGCTCTAGATTTAACTGTTGAAAATGAGTGTTTCCTATAGCATTTTCAGTATTTGTAATAGTAGTGTCTAAAGGTAATATCTGGAAGTTCTTCATTGCAACATATGCCTTGGCCAAATTGTTCTTACCCCAATCTTCATTCATTGAATGGCGAGGAAGAGCATTCTGATCAAGCATGATTACAGTACCTAGTTCATCAACCAAGATATCTGCAATTTGATTGTTAACAATGTTATAACCGATCTGAAAAGGCTTAGTCAAATCTACAAAAGATGTAGATCTTGTATTACGGTCATTAAAGACCGCTCCTTCAACCGGAAGCTTGCAACCATACAAAGTGTTGTCTCCTTTGAATTGATACTTTAGAGGACCTATTTTGTTACGATTAATCCCAATATACATTGGACTAATACCGTTAGCATTATTCATACCATAGTAACTTGGTAAATTTGGCCCAATCTTTACTCCACCATAAACCTGGTTAATCCAGATCCAGTCAATATGTTCACCAAAAACAAGAGTGTCTTTAGTCTTATTTTTGATCAATAGATTGTTGTAAACTGGTTTATCAGTGATCTTATAATCTTCACCAACAATATCAACTAATGTTTGTCCGTCTTCAGTAATCTTTGTAAGATGTCCTACACGGATTTGAGACTTCCAATATGCAGTAGTCACACGAAGTAAGAACGCAGTACCTAATGGAGCATAGTCTTCACCTTCAGACATAATCCAATTGATAACATCTCCTCCACCTGTTATACTACCATAATCTCCAAATGGAGCGTTTTGCATCATTGAAGTTAATTGACGATAAGCAAGTCCTGGCATATTAGTATTCCAGTCATGAGACTTGGTTGCGTCATAGTAAGATCCGTCATTTTGATATCCTTGTAATGGATATCCAGCAGCACGAATAGGATAAATAGCTTCGAGAGATTTAAGTTGTTCTTCAGTCATGATATAACCAAACTTATCGATCACATCAGATACTGTCATCATATCCGTACGACCTACGTAATTTCCTTGTGAAATATAACGAGCCTCTGGAGATTTATGATAGAAAGTAAGTACCGGATTCCAAAGCTCAACATCATAATCATCTTCGCTCATACGGAAATGCCAGAACTCACGATCTGTAATAAGCATATCACGGAAAGCACGTTCTTCAAGTTCGTCCATTTTGAAACGCTCAACATCTACTTTGTATTGATGGGATGCCCACTGCTCGCACATACTACGATAATCTTTATCAAAGAAGGATTGAATCTCAGGAAGGGTCTTAAGGTTTTCAGGATTCATTTGTTGTTGCATCTGTTCCTGTATAGCTGGGTCATTCATATCTGCACCCGCCTCAATCATTTTTTCAACAAGCTTCTGTTCCGCCTGGCTTAGAAGAGTTTGCTCTATTTGCATTCTCTTTTGCTCAAGTTGTTCGTTATAGGAATATTCATCTACTCCCCGGAAGGTAACTTTTGAGTTACGTTTAGCAAATTCAGATACAAGGACATTAATCATATTTGGCACAATAGGATAGAACTTAAGCTCTAATGCCGTCATATCTTCCTGAACAAGCGTCTCAACGAGATCCCTCATTTCGTTATCTTGTTCAACAATGTAATCGGTTTTATCAATCTGACCTTTGGCCAATTTATAATTCTTCATTAATCGCTTGGCGCTACGACGGATCTGTTTCAATCCATTCCATTCGAGCCAATCCATATTCCAAGCAGTCCATTCGTCATCTTTTTCTTTAGTAGGTAAGAATTGTATAGGTTGAGTAATTGTCCCTATACGTGTTTGTTCTGCTTTTTTGCCGGACTTTAGGTCCATCGCATTTAATACATTCATGCTATCTTAGATTTTTAAAACCACTCCGCCCACTTCTCCCTGTTCTTTTACCAACATTAGAGAAAGGCATATATGGTAATTTATACAAATTTGCTGACTTTTGCAAGTTTTTCTTGTCCAAATGCTCAACTTTATTCTTATAGCCTCGATTAGATTCTTGCACTTTAGCAAAGGCTACTAGAGCTGCTAAAGCCACAAGTCTATCGACGTTGAGACCATCTGTATATGCTGTCATTTCAGTCATGGCCATAATACAAGGAATCCTCTCAATACCATAAGTCACCTTAACTACAGTACCGTCTGGCTTAGTCTCACGATCTAGTTCTTCCATTAAGAACTGAATAAGATAACTTAAGAGATGGGCCTTAAATAAAGTCCCGGTATTCTTCCATCCATAATCCTGATATACATTTCGATTAGACCCAAGATCCTTCAAAAACATAATCTGATCTTTTGGTACCAAATATTTTTGCTTATGTTTAGCTATCATATACTGGATAAAGAGTGAGATGTTATTCTCTACAATTGTCCAGGCATTATAGTATTCGATTATTAACTCTAGACGCTCATGGGTTTTATCAAGATCATCAAAACGACCGGTCCATGCTGCCACTATTTTATCTTGTTCAATAAAGGTCTCTGTCTTATCGGCATCTACTCGCGTTACTTGAGTAGTTCTTTTGTAAATGTATATTGAGCATAAGGATTCCGAGGTGGTAGTTTTTCCTTCAGATACTGGATCGACTGATCCGTAATAAGTTCCCCATTCAGCATTAGGATCAGATCTTTCCCATACTTCAAGTACTCCAGTTTTATCCTCAGTCTTCTTGCTAATAGGAAATTCACGAATAGGTTGACGGTTACTTTTCTTAACCTCTATTTTACCCTCAGCATTACGAGAGATATCAAGAAGTTCACAAGAGTATTCTTTTTCTTCTATACGTCTTTTCTGAGCTGCAATTAAGTGTTGTGGGAATAATGATACTTCACGGTGAGCAAATGCTTCCGCAATGTTACGCGGGCGCTGAGAAATCCTTAATTGATAAAGAGATGGTTCAAGATCTTTCTTCATCTTCTCCCTACTAACATTTAATGCGTGTAATGCTTCTTCAACAAGAGAATTACCATACTCATCAATGTATGGAGGCATAGACCATTGTTCAGGAATAAATAAACCAGTTCGTCCTACAGTACCCTTATCATCAAGCATATTGCTTTCTACAGCATAGATGTCATTAATATCAGGATACTTTACCATATGCTCTAAAGGCTTACATTGGTCGAGAGCACCTACAGATCCTGCAATACAGAACTGTCCAGTTACAATCTCCCCCATTGATAATGCTGAAAGCATATACTCTTTGGTTTGATCTGCTTCAGGCGCGATACCACCCTCTTCATAAAAGAAGAATCTACAGTCACCACCGACACCATTAGTGGGGTCTTGTTCTAAAGTACAACCTTGAATAACACCTTTACCACCTACCATCTCAGGACGACCGTTAATAGTCTCTTCGATTTGTTGTTGCCACATCATAACCTTACCTGGTTGCATATGACGGTACCAAGCAGTTTTGCTATCAAGGAATGATTTATATTCATCTAAGAACTTCCATGAACCCTTCTCATTAATTTTATCTTTAAGTGATGCTCCCATCTTGATAATAGGAGTCTCTTCAAACCATATGAGATTAATCATCTTTGCACAATGATAATAGGATGATGCAATCTGACGTTTCTTAAGAATAGCACAATGTTTATAATGAAGCTCTGCTAATAATTCATATAGAGCCATGTAATACTGAGTATCCCAAACTTGTGGGAATGCGAGTTTCTTCTTAAGTTTATCGTTAATAGGAAGGAAGTTAATCCACATATAGTATTCACGAGGAAGATACCACGTCTTACCATTATTTTTAAAGATAGCCCCGTTTCTACACTTATCTTTTTCGAAGTCCCAATATAAGCGATAATCTTTAGATCCTTCAGGAAATCCGCAATAGTACTTTTTCTCTTCATATTTGAGACCTTGTTCTTTGAACATAGCAATAGTCTCATCAAACTCGCATTTACCTGGCTCCTTAAATAACGGAAGTAGGAAATCGATAAACCCTTGTCTTGTATCAAAAGTAGTATGGGTCCAAGTATGGTTTTCCCAAGTAGGGACTATTATGAAGGGATCGGTCATTATTGATCGTATGCTTTACGTTTTTCACCTCTTACCCTTGACTTGTGTTCATCCATCTCTTGTTGAACACTTTTCTCGAGTTGTTTAAACTCTGTAATGGTTTTACCTACAGATTTAATCTGAGAGATCATAGCATTGATATTACCATCTCTTCCGGTAGTAATTGGTTGGGTTCTTGCAAACTTGCCCATCTTTTCTAATAGAATCTTGTTATCAAGATAATATCGGTAAGTAGGTGTGGCGATGAATGTTTTCATTTTATCAATAGCAGCAATCATCATCTCATCCTCAAGTGTATATTCACCAGGATAATCTAACAAAAGAATATCATCCTTATCTTCTTCAGGAGTATTACAATAAGGTCCTTTAGGATTAAATCTATGGTGTAAAAAAGTTAGTGCGGGCATAGGATCTTTATATCCTTCATACACTGCTTTTAGTTCGGGTATAGTAAGAACATTAACGTTTACTACTACTGCCCCATTTTCTATGTCAAGAATTTCTGGTATCATTTGCGTATTTAAAGTGTTTATAAAATATCCATGCCTGGAGTAAGTTCTTTATAGGGAGATTACCTATGAAATTATCAACTCCATCTACATCTACTACACATTCTGTTAAAGAAGGCTCTTCTGATTCAGGAGGATACCATTCACGTACCCCTGCTAATTTAGATAGATCTATATATTGATCTACTTCTATTTCTGGAACAGCCATTCCTTTAATATCTAAGTCTTGTATCTTACGATCGACCATAATAATCTTAATAGATATAAGATCTGGGAATCCTTCTGATAACCAGGTTATCCCTTTTATCTTTGGAAATGTGCTCATCGTTTTGTCCATTTAAAGTTAATATCTATAATGAAGATTGTTATAATCATATCAATGTAATCCGTTCTTGGAAGGAATATTCCTAAACCGGGTCTAGGAGATCCTGTCACATCTATGGTTACCTTAGGTAGTTTCATATTGTTCTATAATTGATTCAACAACAGTTAGGTTTTCAGGATCAGGAGACTTAATCATATCCTTTAAGTTATGCCATTCTTCATATGTAATCTTGTTAGCTACTTTCATTTTACTTACACTAAGGCCTGCTTCTAGTCTTCTTCTTTTAAGCTCTTGTTCTTCGACTTCTTTCTTTATCGCATTATTAAACAGGTTCATCCCCCCTTGACCAGTATGTACAACAAACTGTCTAGAAGAATTTGAATCTTTCATCTCAAGATCTTTCATAAAATCACGCATCATATCTAATGTTAATCCGCTCATTTTCTTGGGTTGTCTTTAAGCCAATTAATCATACTAATAACTTCACTCTTAAGATAAGGTACTTCATAAGGAACTACTGTTTTCACAATAGGTTCACCTTGGGCATCTACTTTAAGAATAGGATATCCAAACTCATCGTCTCCTTCTCTCTCAAATATAATATGATGAAGCATAAGCTTACCTGGTTTATAAATCGGATTATGTTTAAGGATGATGTAGAGGTACATACTTAACTGTAGGGAATAATGATTAAAATTACAGTCATCAAGATGAGCTAA